ATACTATAGTTAACTCCATTAATTCTCATCTTCTTCTGCAACAGCCACATCAGCATCTGAAGTACCTACGAAGGCATCAGTGTCAAGGAAGCCGCCCTTAGAACAATCAAATACAAACGCATCCACTGCCGGAACACTGCCAAGCTTAGTACCTTTCGCCATACGCTTCTTCACCATACCTGCGTACACACCTTCAGCGGTAAGCGAGTTGAGCACATCCTTCAAAGTAATCTGGTGATGAGAACACCAAGTCCGTAGCTTCTTAGCAATGATGAAAAGCTTTTGGGTATCTGGTTCCATACGAATAATTAGCTCACCCGAAGGTTCTAATATGGGTAGCATTTCAACCCCCGTTCGCATATCTACCTTATCATTTATAACCAAAGAGTTGCGGCGGTGCTCGTTCCAGTACTCACCGATCACGCTTGCATGAGTTGTAGATGGTGGTTTGATTTCCAAGCGCATCTGTGAGAACTGCTTAAGCATCCACTTAAATATACGACCGACGTCAATGTCGATCAAGCCAAGACGCTTAGCAAACAAAGCACCAGCTATGTTGCATGCCGCCACACCTGACCAAAAGCGCTCACGATTTGTAAAGCCAACTTTCTTGTCGATTAAGAGTTGAATCTGTTTGACCTCTTGGATACGTTCTTCTAGGTTCTCAACCAAGTCACGCAAGTAGATACGACCTGCATGTCCGTAGTTTGTGTACAGCTTCGGGTAGATATCGTCGGCTTCTTGTTTTGACAGGAGCTTAGTCTCGGGGATTTCATACTCTATTAGTCGCATGAGCTCACCGTCGGGCGTAGATTTTAGGGCTCTAAGTTTGTCAACTGCCGAAGCGTTGGAAGAACACAACAAAATAGTTTGCCACTTAGCTAAATTTATACGCTCTGCATTTTCATTAGACTTCATCCGACCACGGCCTCGGCCTTGCGACACGGCATAGGCGAAGTCACTAAACTCGTCCGATGACATTTTGGTCAACTCATCGCAACCCAAACCCAAGTTGTTCATAACACCTAGCCGGTGCAAGCGCACGTTCATAGTGTCTCGCTGAATAAGCATCAACTCTTCTGGGTGTCCGTAGACACTGTGCATTGCTTTAATAGTAGTAGTCTTGCCCGTGCCTGACTCATTATTAATCATGTTAATGATTGCACCCTTTAGGTTTAGGTGCTTCATTAGCGGTGCACCGAAAGCAGTGAAGAACCCAAACGCATGCGGCTCAAAGCCTTCACGATCGTATACGTTAATAACTGACTTCCACTCATCCAAAGAACCAACAGGCGTAAACCAATCAGCCAACTGTGCGGTGTAACTAGATGGTGGACTGTACTTGTCACCCTCGGCACTAATCTCGGTATCCCCCACAACAAACGATTTATTTTTGTCTGTCCACCCAAACTGTGAACGCATAATTTCTGCTCCTTCTTTGTATTGCATCTCTTTAACAGACCGCACTATGTATCCCATGATGGAATCCATTTGTTTCTTTAGTGCAATCACGCCAAACCACGCCAACTTTTCTCGTAACTTATCGGCAGTAAGTAGGTCAACTGCTGACAGCGCAAACTCTTTAACTCCGTCTTTCGGTGTATGCAGACGCATCCAAATAACTTCGCCGCTCTGTGGGTCTTTTAATCGCTTGACCACGTACAGGTCATGCTCATAAATCATTACCGCATCTTCGTCGTCTTCGTCCTCTGACTTGCGATACACGCCGCCGTTCTTGCCACGAAAGTATGGAAAGGGGTACTCAGGAATCTTGTAGGTAACAGGCTTAGCTGCTTCGGTCACGTACTGAACAGTGTTGTCGGCCTCGGTTGCTTGTGCTACCTCTGCACCAAGCACAATAGGTGAACTGATCTTGCCCTTATGAACGCAACCATCACAGCCACTAGGGTGAACGCCCTCAAACTTCTCGCACGTATAGGGGCCCTTGATCTTTATAGCTTTATCTATCGTGCCCTCAGGAGTGTAGTCAGGATGCTTGCGAGAAATATCGTGAATAGCCGTATCCTTGTCTACGCAAAACGCAGGGATTGAAAGTGCGGCTCTCCAACGTGGCTCTTCTAAACTGTCTTGTTCTTCTATGGCTCTTGCCAACTGCATACAGCCAGTGCCGTTTACGTTCTTATCAACGATGATGCTAAAACGAAACTGCTTGTTGCCCATCAAGGCGCGAGTCATCTCATTAGCGTACGTCGGCAAGTGCTCGGGTACATCGTCAATTGCGCCAAGCTTAGCTTTGAACTCTTCAAAGTTGACAGGTGTGCCTACGCTTTTCAACGTAACCGCAAGTGGCGGGTTCTCTTTATGATTCAGTGTATCAGGGACACGCAGTATCGATGCCGCATCTGCCGTTCTAGCAGGGTCGGCTTCTAAACCTTTCTCATGGCATAACGCTTTGAGGCGCATAGCCACTGGTCTCCACTGTGCTCTTGATACATCAGCAGTAAGACCCCAGTACACATGAAGGCCCCGGCCAGAGTCGACAATCGTCGGCCTTGGTAATCCAACCTCCATGCAAAACTTCTTAAGCGCGGCTAAGCCATCGCCTTGAGTAGCGTATGGTTTGTTAGTCCCACAATCTATATCGAGCCAAAATGCTCGTATAGCCTTTACGTTATCCGTCGTCCTCGTCTTATCCGTCTCGTACTTAGCACAACCAAAATACGCATCGTATCCCTTGGCTAGTAAGTCTTCTATTTCTACGTCAGCTTCACTCAACCCCTGCACAAACGTTTGTCTTGGAAGTCCAGTCTTTTTAAGACCGACAATACAATACCATCCTTCTGTGGAGAGCACCGCCGACAACAAATCTGCTCTTGTCATAGCCGCCTCTGCACCGCGATAAAAATAGCGTCCGTGAAGCGCGGCATGCCTCACAGACGCTTTAAGCTACATGCCTACTTTGGCTTGGACGATGTTTGTGATTTTCTCGTTGTGAATCTTTCGGGGTATCCACTCGCCGACAAACCATTTATAGATCGTCATGCGGCTCACGCCAAAATACTCTGCAACTTCACGTACAGGAATGTCCTTGTCAATGCAGAAGCGACCCAGCTTTACACCGGGGCTTCTAGCATTTGCTACCTTGTTAGCATTGACGATTCGTAATGTATAGCCTCTTGTGTCCATCATTACTCATCGTCTGTCCAAGTATTCAGCACATCCACAAAGTCTTTCTTTGCGGCGGGCTCAGCGGCTTTCTTGGATACTCGCTTAGTAGGCTCGGCAACTTCTTCAGCCACCTCAACTTTAGCAACAGGTGCAGTCTGTGCTTTAGGTTTTGCACCATCAGTAGCGGCAGGGGTCTGCGTTACTGCGGAACGTGCGGCAGGGCTATCGCCTTTCTCTTTAGCAACAAGCCATTCTTGCTCTGACAAATAACGCACAGGCTTAAACGTCAGCTTAGGGGTGTCGCTGTCGCTGTCCATGCGCATCTCAGTTACCAAGGTGTTGATGCTCTTGCCTTGAGCGCCAACGTATTTGGCGTACTGTTGGAACGGCATCTTGTCTAAGTCGCCACGACCGAAGATAGACTTCGCGGGTAGCACCAACTGAAAGATTTCTCCATCTACATCGTCGGCTAACAACACTGCTAAGCGTTGCTGATAACGGCATGCGCGTGAGTCGCCTTGACCGGAGCCCTTAATATTCTGTGAGCAACCTTCGCATGACTTGTTCTGTGGGAACTCAATGCTTGCGTCAGGCTTATCGCCATCGTTACTCCAGCAGTCAGGCGAAGTTGTCTCACCGGGTACGTACTTACCCGCATAGAACGAACGCGATACTTTAGCGGCACCGTTAATAATAACGATGTTCATAGCACGGCTCTCGTTCTTAGAGATTTCTTCTCCGTTGACCATCATGCGAAATACACTGCCACGAATGGAAATGCGCTTAAGGCCTGTGTTACCTGCCAAGGATTTGGTCAGGTCATCTTGTCCCGCTTTCTTTAAGTACGCGGGAACTTCTTGTTGAAACAAAGCAATGTCATTGCTCATAATTATCTCCTAGTTAAAAATTTACTTACGACGAATGGTGATTTCATATTCACTATCAATATTGAGTCCGGGTGGATGCACCTCAGGATTGGAGTCCATGAACTCTTTAATGTTAGTTTGATGAATACGCTTCTCAAGCAGTTCCATACTTCCTTGCTCTCGCATGAATGTGTAGAAACTTTCCCAGTCATTAGTCCAGTAACGGTTCTTGACTGTGCGATAGGCAATGCCTGTCGGTGTTGAGAAGCTAGTAACGCCAGTCAGCTTTGATAGCTCGACTATTTTGTGCTTGAGAATCTGCATGTCCTCATCAAGCTTGGCTGTATTTTCTTTGAACTCTTGATAGAGTCTGTCACGTTTGTCGCGTATTTTTATGTACGTAGTGACGATCTGTTCTATCGGTACGTCTTCCATATGTGTCCTTAGGTTTATGAATTGGGAGTGCTTATTATACATCCTTTCTTGACTGTGTCAAGAATTTATTTCACTGTTATATAGATCGATGATCTGAGAATGTAAGTCCAACTTTTGTTGAAGCATCTTGTACAAGCTTGCCTCTACTGGACTGCCCTCAATGTGTACCACAGTGACGGGGTTCTTTTGGCCTTGTCGGTGTACACGTGCATTGGCTTGCAAGTACGTTTCACTCGACGTGACGGGAGCGTACCATATCACAACGTTGGCCGCAGTTAGGGTAACTCCGTGGGCGGCGGCTTGTGGTTGAATCAATAGCACGCGTGGCTCAACGTCTTCTTGAAACCTTTTGAATATATCTGTGCGCTTTGTAACACTAACGTTGCCGTTAATGATCTCGGCAGTGATGCCTTGCTTCGTCAAATATTCTTTGAGCATTTCCAACGTGTGCGTAAACGGCACAAACACTAGCACCTTGTGTGATGCTTCATTGATAACCTCAGTGACAGCGTTAAGCCGATCCGAGACATCAAACTCAATCACGTTCTTGGTGTCGGTGTACACAGCACCGCAAGCGATCTGCAGTAGCTTGTTCAGATTAGCCGCCGCATTGACTGCTGAGACTTCTTCCCCTGCGGCCTCGATCAACATATCTTTTTTAAGCTGCCTGTAGTATTTCAGTTGTTGTGCTGACAGAGGGGCAAAGCGCGATGTATGGGTTACGTCTGGAAGGTCTAAGCAATCCTTTTTCTCAAACCTAATAGCAGGTTGCAGTAGCTCATGCACAGCGGCAACGGCGTTAGGTTTTGGAATCCATTTGAATCGTGTCAACTGGTACATCACCATATCTCTATAAGTACTATATAGAGTCGGTGCTCTTGCAGGTATGCAAAGCTTAGCCAAACCATACGCATCTAGCGGGGACTGCGCGGCAGGTGTACCTGTCATCATCCATAGCCACTTATCATGGGACACAATCTTACGCATGACTTTGAATCGTTCAGTGCGGGAGTTCTTGTATGCGTTGGCTTCGTCAATAATAATTAGGTCAAAGCCACCATTGATGATCTCGTCCTCGACAATCTTTACGCCATCGTAGTTAATGATTACGAAGTCAGCCAATCCGTTAATGATGGCCTTGCGTTTATTGCGTTCACCATAGGCAACATCAACAGTCCGGTGAACCGCAAACTTAAACAAGTCGGCTTGCCATGCGGCTTGCATGATAGATAAAGGACAGACAACAAGAACACGCTTAACTGCGCCTTGCGTCAAAAGATAATCTGCCGCCCAAATTGCTGATGCTGTCTTACCAGTACCTTGTTCATTAAAACAGAACGCTCGGGTATTCAGCGTGAGGAATGATGCTGTTTCCTTTTGGTGAGCCATTGGCTTAAAGATACCGGGCCAGTTGTAGTCTCTGTCGATGGGTGATGGTACGTTCTTAACGCCAAGCTTTCGTAGAGTTTGTGCTTCTTGCAACCCCCAAAACACAGCAACTTCAGTGACGCCATCTTCGTGGCTTAGCTCAGTGCTTTTCTTTATCGTAGTAGTAATGCGGTTTGGGTCACGTGTACGTAACACCAGTACTTTATTGTCAATGATTTGCATGCTATACGTTACGCTTTACTGAGTGGTCTGAGTTACGTGGGAATCCTCTGTTGTCGTTGTCATCCACAACCCTGAGGTTGCTTCGTACTGTCTTACCACCTTTGCTCAGTGGCTTCTTGTGGTCGACCTCTTTGCCATCGCCTTTATGCACAAGCCCTGCCTTCTCCATCATTGCTCGGGCTTTGTTTCGTGCGGCACGTTTCTTTTTAACGGCGGGTGTGCCGTCGTACATCTCGTATTCCTTTTTATAGGGTCTTGGTTTATTTACGTATGGCATGATATTAGCCTCCAAAAAAGTTTCGTTTAGTGTTGTGCTCACAATCGTCTACCGAACACCAACCTTTGCACGTAAAGTTGGGTTTAGGATTCCATACATCGTTTGCGTAAGCGGCATCGAGTCGGTTAGTTTCAGCCAACCACTTTAGCCATGCTTCGCCTTGGTCTTCGGTCTTGAAAGAAGCTGGCACTAAGTCTTGAACAACCAAGAAAATTAGTCCGGCTTTAATTGATTGGACTGCGGGAAAATGTTTGAACGTAAGCAATGACAGAAGCTCAAGTTGTTTCTTGTCGGCGTACTTGCTAGACTTGCTTGTCTTCCAATCTACGATACGGGCTTTGTCGCCATTGATTACAAGTACGTCTGCGATACCGCGAAACCAAACATCCTTATCTCTAAACCCACAAGGCTCTAAGTTCCGTGTCAGCCCCATCTCATGCTCGCATAACTTCTCCCCGGGAAGTTCCTTAATAGGGTCGATCTGAGGTTTAATGTATGCGTACTTCTCAGGGATGGGTGTGTCGTCTCTGATGTATTCTTCAGCTACTTTGTGTACGGCGCTACCATACATGAGGTGCTCTTGCGGCGGCTCGACAATATCCTTAACCACACGCATGCGGTGGTACTTGCGGGGGCATTGTTGAAACAATGAAATACTTGAATACGACCACGTGTACATGCTCACCCTTTAAATTTTGTTGTAGTGCCGTAGCTATCACCATACTTAACTTCGCAGTTAAGCGGCAAGGTCTGCGCCCACTCAGGACGCCAACGCATACATTCTTGAACGTAAGCTGCTGCCACTTCTTTTTCTTCTATTGGTACTACGCAAGCAACAGCATCATGGACAGTCAGCACAACCTTGTAACGCTTGGCAATCCGTAGCATCTGCTCACCGATCACACACCTAGCAAGAGCTTGGCAAAGGTTCTCAACAACCTTACCGCCATAGATACGAACTGGGCCTTTGCGTGTCGAATAAATATACTGCGGACGGCCTCTTTCGTCAACTTCTGTAGCACGTAAATCCATGTATTTCAGAGGCAAACCGCTAGGCAAATCGTAGCCAATTCCGGGGAGGATACTCACTGCTTGTGGTTGGATACCGAACGTAGTAGTGACCAGCTTTTCTGAGGACAAAGCGTCAAGTGATTTATGCCCCTCATCCCACAATGCAGGTATGTGGGAAAACTCTGAGCGATA